GATCATCTGGTGTAGGAGATCCCGGAGCATAAGTTGGATCTTGATCATCGTCGTTTAATTCTAATTTTAATTCGTCTGACATATTATATTATATATTACTATATCATTTAAAATTATTCAGATAAAACATGATATTTAATCAATGCTCTCTTAGAAGCATCTTGTTCAGATTTTTTCTTACTATTACCATAACCCGAAACAATATATTCATCCTCTTTGTATAGTTTGCATTCATATTTATTTTCTTCATTCTTTTTTGTTTTGTATGTGGGATACAACCGATAATTGTGTTGAAAATATCTTAATATTTGATCTTTATAATTATTATCATATAAGATTGTCTCACTAAAATCGACATATTTTTCAATAACATTCACTATAAATTTTTCGACTAGTTTGAAATCTTGTTTATCTTCGTATATTGCTCCCAAAAATGCTTCAAGAATATCTTCTAAAATATTTGTATTGCTTCTCCCTTCACAGTTTTCTTCAATGTGCTTAGATATTATCATATACTTATCAAAACCTAAACACTTCGATAAATATGCTAATTGCTCTCCACAAACAAATCGTATCTTTAATTTTGTCAGAAATCCTTCATCCATCTTATGCATGTGAAAATATCTATTATACAAATAATTAGCTATAATGTTACCTAAAAATGCATCACCGACAAACTCTAATGTTTCATATGAAATATTAAATAGTTTAATGGAATTATATTCATTATTGTATTCTTCGTAATCTTTTAACTGAGTGTAAGATTTATGAACAAAAGCTCTCTGATAAAGAGATAAATTATTACATTTAAAATCTTGAATATTAAGTGTTTTCATAATATTCAAGATATCATCATCTTTTATTAAAATATTATTAGTATTATAAGGATTTGCCTTAAATTTAGTTTCTTCCATTATTTAACTAATATTTGTAATTAGATTTTAAATCAAATTTAAATAATTATTTATTGGCTTGTAGGCAATTCACCAACTTCTAATGGCCTGCGGGGGAGATTCAATTGGTCTGCGAGGGAGATTCGGTCCAATCGTAGTATTCATCCATGGTGGTACATTCGCCTGTGGATTAGGTGGTTCCGATATTAACTGGTGATTTACATTTATTAAACTCTGTTCAAATGTATAATCATCATAAGGAATATGCGTTCCATTATGCATACCTTCATTGTTTACAAAACAAATATCATATATACAAAATAACAAAATACCCATAATAAAACCTATAAAGGTTTGTTTAAAATTTAAATTCATATATATATAAATTATTATTGTCTCCCTGCTGGACAGCTTTCTCCAATTTCAAGCGGTCTTCGTGGTAGATCAGGTCCGATTGTGGTATTCATCCAAGGACTGACATTCACCTGAGGATTCGGTGGCTCCGATCTTAACTGTTGATTAGCATTTCTTAGACTCTGACCAATAGTGTTTACACCGACATGATAAGTAGAATCTAACATGTTAACACCTTGAAGGACACCTTCACCAACTGGTTTAGCGATATTAAATTCCTGAATTGCTTTGCTCTCATCTGTAGGTAATAAATCGTTTGGTTTTAGTTTCTGCTGAGGATAGCAGGTAGACGGTGTGCGACCGAGACCGGAAACTGCTTTTTGAACTTCATTATGACCTAGCTCTTCCGAAGCAGCGATAGTTCCAACACCACTTCTAGCCATAGTTCCAATAGTCGGATCAGTTGCCATCATTACTCCCTGTTTAGTTCTACCAGAACCACTTGGTAGAACTAAACCATGACCCATATCTTGACCCATATTATCCAAACCTTCTAAACCAAACATATTTAAAATCTTAGTTAAATACCCAGTACACTGTAAAACAACAAGTGCTAATAGAAATATACATATATTTTGATTTTTGTCACACCAATCCATTAAATCAAATCCCATTTTTATATATATACAAAATAAAAAAAAAATTAAGAGAAAATACATTAAAAATTACTCAAACGATGTTCCAGATCCTTAATAATTTTTTGCTGAGATTCAAAATTCTCTTTTGCTAATCTTAATTCATTTGAAATCTTTTCTTTTTCATCTTTTCTAAAACATTGAATGAAATCAGAATCTAACATTAATTCTTTCTCAAGTGATTTTAATTCATCTTCTTCTTCTTCTTTGTCATTAAATGCGTAATTATCTAGAATTGAATACTTATTGTTACCATCTAAAAATACTTTTATTTGTGAAATATAAATATCACAATAATAGTGTTGTTTCAAGAATTTTAATCCTTTTACATGAAGTATTAATACAACTTCTGTATTTTCTTGAATTTTTTCAAAATCGACACATATTCTCTTTTTATCATAAATCTGACACTGAACTTTATCTTTAATCATCGGGACTTTAAATGAAAAACGCGGTTTACTATTTTTCTTAACTGGTTTATTTCCTCTCTTATACATATTATCAATAATCTCTAAAGGAATGTTTTTACCAAACCAGTCTTTATTATTTTCAAATGTACATTTTATATTTTTTTCATCTAAAGATAATAAACTATCGTAAAATGAGTAGTCCATATTTACAGGTTCTAAATCTAATAGAGAGTTATTGCTGTTTAATATTTCTTTATGATTATTTTTGCAAATCATCTTAGGTGTCTGTAAATAAAATGGTTTGTTATCGTAATTCATAGAGGAATAATAAATAACCCCTTGTTTTTCAGGTTTACTGTAATAAACTTTTTTGAAATCTAATTCATCATGCTTTATGATACCCATTTATTCTAAATAGTAGAATAAATATGATTAAACAAAACGCGTAAAATTTATACTAAATGAATAACTTTACATTTCCATTTCATATAAAATTTATCATTCATTCTCCAAACTTTGTCAATATATAAATCACATTCCATATTTTGAAATTTACGAATATTAAATATATTCACCCCTGAACTATATTCAGAATAAATATCTGTTAAAAATTGATTATACTGAAAAGGTAATTTTACATTTAGATTTGGTTCATACATTCCTTTTTTATCATACTTAATTTGACTAACAAATCTATCAGAATCTTCGCTAGTTAAATCAAGATACTTCATCGTATAGAATTCGCAATTTTGAATAAATTCAAAGAAATTTTTCATGTAGGGATCTTCATCTAAATCTGTAAATTGTAAACTCATCTGAAAATTACCATTCCCTTGATTTTGGACACCAAATAAACATTTCATCTTAGGTGTTGTAACATATAACATCGGGTTCTTAAGATAATATACCTGGAGATAACCAAAACAAGGGTGTTCCTTATGGGAATCATTGCATTCGCTATATGTCTTTTCCGATGATTTGGTTACACTCATATCATCGCAATGAAAAGACTTAAAATTTAATTTATCTAAACTGAGTTTATCACTGGTAAGATATTTACACTGGTTGGACATAATAGAATACTATATGTAATCTTTATAATTTTAAATATTAATCTACCTCAGGTTATTTACCACAGGTTATTTACCTCCGGTAATCTACCACACCCTTTCTCCTAGTTTGATTATTCCAGAGATTTTGACATGGTTTACCCTTTTTAGGATCTAATTCACAATTATCCGGTACAGGTTTATTTGATCCCCATAAAGCGGCTTGTTGATCTTTACTACACTGCTGAAAATAATTGCCCATATTATTACTTGCTGAAAAAGGATTACATTCTGTCTTATCATCTGTCTTAGTGAATTCATTTGCGAATGAGAAATTAGCTTTCGATACATCTTTTATAAAAGAGAAATCAGTAAATCTATCCATTTAAGAATTATATTATATTATAATTTATATTTGATTTTTAATGAATTGTTTTAAACCATGTGCATTTAATCCAAAATGTCGCAATTGCGAAATGGGTATTAGTGAAAATCGCGAAATACTATACAAATTTAAAGGATTTGGAAAATATCACAATGTTATATTATGTAACATATGCTTTCAAGAGAGATTTGGTTATACTTTAGATGAAACAACAAATTACAGAGATCTAAATGATGATCCACTAGGGAATAAAATTATGATATATAAAAGATCTAAAAAAAGATCTTAAAAGATTAAAATTTCTTAATCTTAAGAGAAAACCTACCTTAAAGACTTATTTCATACGAAAACCAATGAACCCATTTTAAATATCAACCTAAAAGAAGGGACGATGTTACATAGAGTTGTGCCCATCATGTTGTATGAATTTACGGACAATTCAAGTCCTAGTTCCAAATGTTCACCATTCGCGACAAAGCACATGGTTGTGACCACCAATGAATAGCTTCTTAATAAAAAACTCTTAACTATCCTATTCACTGTAAAATCTGAAATTAATTTTCTGTTTCAAACGCGATTAATTCATATCTTTCAACTTTAATTTTATAATCATCTATCATGTATTTTTTGGCCGGTTTAAATAACCGATTATTGCGTTTATTGTATTTTTGTATAAATTGTTTTCTTTCCGATTCATCTAAATTTTGTTTGTCCGCGAGTTTTTCTAAATAAAGTGTATTGTTTAATTCAAGTAAATCCTTAAGGAAATCCATAGTTTATAATTTTTTAATGAATACTAAAATCAAATTTATAGGGCACAAGGAAAAAAATATATTTATAATCATTGTTGAATACAACCAACACCTTCTTCTTCTTCATTCATACACTCTTTTACAACTTCTTGTTTATCTTTATAATAATAAGCATGAACTAATTGACCCTCTTTAGGTTTTCTATCTAAATGAATTAATATTTTCTTAAGATATTCTTTTTGTTTTTCACCCAGTGATTCGGGAAATTCAATTTCTAAATCTATAATTAGATTACCAAAATCTTTTTCTGAACCGTTTTCATTTCCGTTACCTAAACTTGTATTATCGTGTTTGATAGACATGCCCTTATTAAAAACCTGAAACATCTGATTTGGTCTTACAATATCTGTTATTTTCACCTGTAGTGATCCCTCTAAATGATCAATATACATATCCACTCCAGTCAAAGCTTCCGATAAAGATATTTTTTCAGCAACGTATAAATCATTGTCTTTGCGTTTATATCTTGGATGTTCTAATTCAACGATTTGAATAACTAAATCTTCACAACAGTTCATTTGAGGAATATAATTACCACCTTCTTTCACTACAATATTGTCGCCATTTTTACTTCCTCGTTTCACATTAATAACATACTTTGTCGATTTCTTACCTATACCACCAGAACTATTTTTTACCGTATGCGTAATATTAAATTCTTTTTGAGTACCATGATATAATTCATCTAAACTACATTCAAGATTATATTTCATGCTTGCTTTTATTTGAGAAAAAGGCATCGAAGACAAATCCGAAAACACAAATATATTACTATGCATCCCTTCACCTAAGCCAGTGAAATCTACATTAAATAAACTCTGAAATAAATCTAAAGGATTCACTTGAGGCATTTCACCTGAGACAGCTTCGTAACCGAAGTTATCATACATCCTACGTTTATCTACATCCATTAGTATGTCATACGCCTCGGAAATATCTCTAAATTTAGATTCGGCATCAGAGGATTTATTTTTATCCGGATGATATTTGAATGCTAATTTTTTATACGCCTTTTTAACTTCATCCTCTGAAGCAGATTTATCTATTTCTAGTGTCTTATACAAATCTTTCATGTTATAATGAATTCATATGAAATATTCTTTAAAATTAAACTAAATTAATCAGATAATTGATGTTTTTTAATTAATGATTTATCTTTTGTGTAGTATGGTTCATATGATTTAATCCATTCTTGATAGTTTTCATCATATTCTCTTAACCATAGTTTGACAATATTAAATTCTTTTTTAGGTGTAATAGATATACCATTGATTAAATTAAATTTATCTTTATCGTTTAATATATCCTCTGTCAAAACGCGTATAATTAAATCATTTAATTGTTTTAATAATTCAGGGCTTGGTACTTTATATGAAATACAACAACCTTCCCTATTTTCTGGATCTTCCCATGTTGGGAATATTTCTTCCCTCATTATAAAAAACATTCCATTTTGTAAATGGATCTTTTGTATACTATCTTGAAAATTTTTAATATCATATAAATTTCTAAAGGTATATAAATTTTTGTAACTACTATTCTTCCAACTGGTATCATTAATACTATGATACCATAAACACCAATTGGTATTTAGTTGATAATTATTCATTATCCTCCTTATTATAAGGAGGGTATCTTTAAATAAAATATATATATATATAAGTATTTACAATGAATATACTCGACAACGTGTTTATAAGATTATCTATATTTACAACATTATATATAGTGATTTTAATATTTACTTCTCCTTTAATAGATCATCTATTCACTTCATTAAATGACGATTTAATAGTTAAAGAATCAAATTTACAAATATTAATAGAAATTATACTACATATAATCACATTGGCACTAATATGGTATGTATTGCATAATTATATTAGAGTAAAAGTGGAGAATCTTTTAAATATTAAAATGAAAGAAACAACTAAAACGGCTATTGATATTATTTCTGCTATAGCACTTGTTGGGCTACAAAGGAATTTAATACAAAAATTAAAATATATATCTTATGAACATCCTTTTAGAATGATTGATATTTATGGATAAATCTATATGTTATCTTAAATTATTATATATTACGGTAAAATAGTTATCACATGTTATCTCAGCTAAAATAGATTCATCTTCGCATTCATAAAAGAAATACCATTCTACTGGTATATATAATACTAGACCTTGTGTTAGATTTATTTTTTGGCCATATTTTTTAATACTTTCATTTGATTTACCTTTAATATCATGAATATGTTTAGGATTGAACAAATAAATTTTTGATTGACCATAAACTTGATGAATCAAATATAAATTATGTTTACTTTTAGTGAGTGGTATCATATTTTTACCCTTAAGCAAGCTTAAGTAATATTTTTTATTACAATGAATCTGAGATTGAAATGGATCATAAATTTCATCGAATAATGATTTTAATCTTAGTGAATCACATAAAGTATCATTATGATTCACGTATATTTGTGATTCGTGGACGAAAGACTTTAATGAAACATATCTATTTTTATCATGGATAATTAAACCTGGATTATCGTTGCTCAACTTCTCAAATGTTAATTGATTATATTCTTCATTTTTGTTCCCTAAATTATGAATCAATAGAGGTTTTCTCTCTTTAAGTTTTTCAAAAATATCATCTTTATTTGCACTTTGTAACTGTTCTAGAGTTGCATCTTTATTTGTATTATGAATCT